AAATCTTAAACGCTCTTCGGGCAATCTTGACAAACTCTCTAAAGCTATCGAAGCTTTAAACACCTCAGAGGGTTCTGACAACAAAGACAATTATTGGAAACCTGAAGTAGACAAAGCTGGTAACGGCATGGCTGTTCTCCGTTTTCTTCCAGCTCCGGCTGTAGATGGTGATGACGCACTTCCGTGGGTCAAACTATTCTCACACGGCTTTCAAGGTCCTGGTGGTTGGCTTATCGACAACTGCTTGACAACCAAAAATCAACAATGTCCTGTGTGTGAACACAATTCTTCATTGTGGAATTCTGGTATCGAAGCCAACAAAGAAATTGTACGCAAACAAAAGCGTAAACTAAACTACATTGCAAATGTGTATATCGTTTCGGATCCAAAACATCCTGAGAACGAAGGACAAATCAAATTGTTCCGTTTTGGTAAGAAAATCTTTGATAAGATTACTGAAGCAATGAACCCACAGTTTGCCGATGAACAGGCAATCAATCCTTTCGACCTATGGGGTGGTGCTAACTTCAAGTTGAAGATTCGTAAAGTTGAGGGTTACCAAAACTATGACAAGTCTGAATTTGAATCTCCTGCACCATTGTCTACAGATGATGCAAAGCTTGAGAAAATCTGGAAAGCAGAACACTCTTTGAAAGAGATGACCGCTGATAAAGAATTCAAAACTTATGATGAACTATCGACTCGCTTGAATCGTGTTCTTGGTTTGAATGGTGAGACTGTTAAACCTAAGACCACAGTTGAACAAATGAAGGCAACACCTGAGGCATTTAAACCTAAGGCTGCTGAATCTGAATTGTCACTAGCTGGTGATGATGACGATGATATGGCCTACTTCTCAAAGTTGGCTGAAGAAGACTAAACACTTCTCTTTCATGGAACTTGATACCCCGCCTAGTGCGGGGTTTTTTATTATGCAAATGAGCGAGTATTTTTTTTCAGTATAAGTTTTAGAGTATCATTACCTGTCCGAACAGGAGCTGAAAAAATGGTACCAGAATTACCGCCACCAGAAGTTGCAACACTTTTACTTGCATCTATTACAGTAGGTTCAATTTTTGTACTATCACCAGCTAACATTAAACCATCAAACTCTTTTTGAATTTTTTGAAACATTTGACCGAGTGTGTTATCGGTTGGTATCAATGAAGAATTTGGATCAGAATACTTCTTTTTAATTATGTCTTGCTGTTCTTCTCTTTGCCTTATAAATTCTTTTAGTTTGTCTTCAGAAAGCACTTTATTATTTTTCTTTTCTCCAGAAATTTTTAATTTAGTCAATTTTCCCTCTTTATCATTCCCCCACATCTCATCATCCTCAAGACCACCAAAAAGTCTTGCACTTTTTTTAATATTATCAATTTGTACTTCAGGTAAATTAGAATCCACTCTTACACCATCTGCAACTTCTATATAAGGTTTATCAGAAGATACAGCTGTTTCTTTTTTCTCTGATTTTTTTATTGGTTGTTTTTCAACTTTTACCGCTGTTTTTGTTTTTGCTTCAGATTTTTTACCTGAAGATTTAACAACGGCATCAGCCGCAGCAGATTCTCTACCAACTTTTTCCGATGTTGATGGAGATTTAATAGATGGTGCCGGTGGCAAAAGAGGTTCTACTGTATCATCAACATCTTCTTTTCCAACTATAATATCTTTACCAGCTCCAGGTACATCAATAATTTGTGGTTCTGCTGGCGCTGGAGCAACATACTTTGCACTTTCAGGATCTTCTTTTTGAACAACTAAATTTTTTCGAGTATCACCAGATTGAACAACCAATTTGCCAGCATCATTTTTAACACGACCTTGAAACTCAGCAAATGATTCATTTTTCGTTGATTCATACCAATCTTCAGCTTCTTTTAAATCTTTAACACCAATTTTTTCTTCTTTTTGTTCTTTAGATAGAGTATCATCATCCAATATTCTTTTGATACCCGACCTACTGAATAATTTATTTCTTTTCTTTGCATTTAAAGAAGAAGATTCAAACATAGAATCACTTGGAATTTCACCCCTTTTAAACATTGCTGTTTGATTATTTAAAACACTTTGGTGATAAGGATCGGTTTGCGCTCTATCTTCTCTTTCATTGGCCGCTGGACCAACTGTGCCATCGGACGCAGCATCAAGAGCCAATGCTATTAAAGCTAATTTTTTACCTCCCATTCTCTTTGCAAGTGAGGCTCCCGCTTCCAAAAGTGCTCCTGCACCTCCTGAAAGCTTCTGTAAACTTTTAAGAAATTTCAATAAGGGTTTAATTTTTTCAAATATCTTAGTCAACATTTTCTTGACTATTTCAATTATTCTTTCGAGAAAACTTTTACCTTTTTTTTCACTTGTTGCAGTTCCGCCACCTAAATTTTTAAGTGCATCAAGTAATTCTTTATGCCTTCTTTCTCTTTCATCTTCCTGTTCTTCTTCAAAATTTTTAGCAATTTCATTCTGTTGTTTTTCTTCTAAAATCTGTCTTTTTAATAAATTAAAAATACGAGCCATGATAGTGGAAAGACCTTCACCTTTTTTTACTGGTCTATTTTCACCATCTGATACTTTTGAAATTAATGGATCATTTTTAACTGGTGTAATACCCAATGCGTCAGAATTTACCGATGACCTTCTTCTTGTACCAGCAAAATAAGCCATATCTTCTTCACTTCGGCCTGCAAGCTTACCATAAGCATATGCACCTAATCTTCCTCCAACCATACGGGAGATATTCATTGGATCAAATTTTTCTTTTAGGCCTGTTAATTTAGCTTTGGTTTTATCTTTTATCGAACTGGAAATGGATTTACCAAAACCTTGACCAGCTAAAGTTCTGTCTACGATTAAATCTTTGAGACTTCGGCCTCTTAATATTTGTGCTCTTTGATATTCCATTTTTATTCTCTTTTGTTATGCTGCATAAGGGGAATATGCATTGTAATCAGGATCCGTTGGCATTGAAGTAATTTCTTTTTTACTTGAACCTATTATATTTGTACTATTATTTACAATAACAATAGGTTGTATTCTATTTGTTTTTTTCTGATCCATATTTAATGAAGAAATTTGTTTTAAAAGTAAACCAGTCATAACATCATTTGGATTTAAACTATTAGAATTACTGGAATCATTTGATGCCAATAATGATGGTACATTTTCAGGTAGTGTCGTATCTGAAGTATTCAAACTAACCTTATCTTTTGACATAGAATCCGGAACAGGAACAGCAGAAGAAGATTTCTTCTCTGGCACAGGTGGTACAACTTTAGGAACGAAATTAGGATTTTTTCTCCAATGTACCGGATCCTGCTTAGGTAATGGTTGATACCATCCGTTTTCTTCAAGAATTTTCCTCATTTCTTTTGTCAATCCATTTTGACTTATATCAACAGCATCACCCATATAGTGGTCACTTATATCAGCAACAGGTAAATTTTCTTTAGTGTACCATTGGCCTGTATTTTTATCATAATGATGTTTTAGTGCATCTTGTTCTTTCTGAGTACGAATATTACTAGTAAATGGAATTTTATATTTGTCGTATAGTTCATTTACTTCTGGTGTCATAACAACTGTTTTTTTGTTCACATCTCTTATAAAAAAATCTCCATTATAATATTGCCTTACTTTGGAAGCTTTTTCGGTTACAGGTTTTTCTTTTTTCTTTGTAGATTTAGAAGATTCGCGTTCTTCAATAATTTCTGTTGAAAGAGCTTTTGGAGGAACAGGTTGAGATTCAGTTACGACCGAAGCGGGTTTAGCCGTAGCTTCAACTTTAGGTTTAGCAACTGTAGCAGCATCAGGTTTTATTTTGAGGTATCGGCCTTTTTCTTTTTCTATATCCGATGGAGGAACCAATTTTTGAGTTTTAGATTGCATATCAAATACAGAAACTAAATTGGGTAATCCACTATCTTTTTTCTTACTCATATCCAGTGCTGGAGCACCTTGTGCTGCTGGTACTGCTGGCACTACTGGTGCTTCTGGCACTGCTGGCACTACTGGTGCTTCTGGCACTGCTGGTACTACTGGTGCTGCTGGTACTACTGGTGCTGATGATTTTTTTGAAGTGCCATCAGGATTCCATCCTTTTGCGTACTTGGAATCCCATGCTTGAGCTTGCATAGCATCTTTTGGACGTGGAGTAACTGATTCCGAAGAATTTTGCGGGAACATTTTTTTTGATTTATTTTCTTTACTTCCAGGAGATGTAAAAAAACCAAGCGCAGCTGCACCTAAACCTAATCCAGCTATTAATTCCTTTGCGCCACTAGAAGCAACTTCTTCGTCTTTTTTTCCTGTATTTGTGGATTTATCTCCAGCACTATGACCCAAAGCTTTCATTATCTCATCATGTCTTCTCTTTTCATTATCCACTTTACTTTCACGAAAATTATTTTTTATCTCTTTAGCTAATTTTTTTTCTTCTATATCACTTTTTAAAATGGAATAAATTTTAGATGCAACATTTCCTGCGTTGTCACCTTTACGCAGTTTAGGTCTTTTAGAAGAACCAACTTTAGTATATAATTCTGTATTGACTTTTGAGTTTATTGTTTGAGAAGTATTCGATTTAGGTCCTAGAAACATATCTTTCATTTTTCTAGGAATAAACTTTTTGGCTATTTTTTTGAATCCATTACTCAATCCACCTGTTTTTGTTTCTTTATTATCTTCAGGATCTTCTTCCTCTTGTTCCTGTTCTTCAGGTGGTTGTTCTGCCTTTTTTACATAACGACCAGTCTCAGGATCACGGGAACGACCTTGTTCAGCAAGAATTTTTTGAATTAATGGAACTAATATGTGTTCTTTATATCCAGGTTGCTTGGATAATTCTAATTGCCTCTTTTTTAACTCATTCTTAGATATTTTTTTACCAAGCTCAATCAACTGGTCTACCTGTTTTTTAGACAAGTTTCCAACACTCAACAATTCATTGATTTTATTTTCATTAAACATTTGCTCAAATTCACCGGACTTAAGCATACTGTCGAAAACTTTTTGTTCCATTTTTATCTCTTAGTTGCGTTTTGTTGTTTTATCTTTTCATTTTCTTCTTGAATATGTTGTGTAAGCAAACTAATATAAACATCCCTTTCCCAAGGTAACATGGTTTCTAATTCAGTCAGGCTATATTTGTGATGCTGCATTAATGCGAAATTAGTTGTATAGTAATTTCTCAAAGTATCATGCCGCATCACTACCCGAAAAAATTTTCGAGGCCCTCCACCTCAATAGTATGATGAAAACCACACTTCTTACAATCCATTTCAATTCGCTTATTCAATACAGGAAGATTATCAAAGAAATCTTCGATTCTGGAGAATTGTTCTTGATTCAAAGATTCAATAAATTCAATCAATTCTTCTTTACTTGTTTCATTTGCATAATAGAATTGTTCACCATCAAAAATATGTTCAACACTATTCACAATCATTTCAAAAGCTATATCTGTAGAACTTTTTGAATCTTTCACAGAATCAAGTGCAGAAAACTTTGGATAACCCAATTTAATCATAATATTATCTGTAAGTTGAACCTCAGAATTGTTTTCTTGTGATTCAGTAATCTTAATGTCTAATAGGTTTATGTTAACTTCCATCAAGTTGCCACAAGATTTATCTTCTACTTTGTTCTCACAACGGTATTTGTTTTGTACAACTTCACCAACGGATCTGGCTCGCAGTTGAATAAAGTAGTATTCAATATCGATAATAGGTAGATTATCAATATCAATATTCTCTGTCAAGGTACAATTATGAAGAACTTGCTTGATGTTCTTTTCAATTGTTTCTCTTTCATCTGCCTCCATAGCCATCATTAGATTTCTTTGTTCTTTCACTAAGAAAGGACGGAAGCGTACTAATTTCTTGCTGAGTGGTAAAGTCAATTCAAAGATTGGTGAATCTATTTTTGGTAAAGCCATAGTCTATTTCCTTTTCATTAAGTAATTATATAAGTTAAGCTATCCAACGAGTATAGGCAAAAGTTACATTTAATTTGTGATAACCATCACTTGACCAATCCAAATCTAGTTGATTGACAGAAATTGGAAAAGCATCGAGTAATGTACAAGCAAAAATCTCATCACCTGAACTATTGTACTGATTGATTGTTATTTGCCCAACATAATCTTGTTTGTAAATAAAATCATATGTTTCTAATGGATTAATATAATTCATCCATGCATCGAAGAATCTTTTTTCTCGTAATCCTCTATTTTTTTCGCCGGATTCCGTAACAATAATAGTCATATCAATATCGTTATATGTTGTATGATATGCATGTTTTTCTGTTGGATTTGATCCAAATTTTTGTTCTGTCGTAGCAAATGTTCTTCCTGGTATATTTGTGGATTCACATTTAAAATTAAAATTTGTTGCAACAGATTTTAAATCTTTGAGACCTTTATTTTCCAAAAATCCAGGTCCTCCAGCTGCGCCAAGAAATTTTCCAGGCGGAGAAATAGTAACATCAAAAAGTTTAGGCCTTGCAATTTCTCCAATTTTAGCTGTAAACTGACTTATTGTACCCATTTTATTCTTCTTCCTGGTTAAAGTGTGCCATATGGTCTTTGTAATGTTGCATAGAATCTTTCCATACTGTGGAAGTTCTAGCACCTTTAAATTGCTGTAGAGGTAACATTGATGCAACATCCCATTCATTTGGTTGAATCATTAGTAATTTTGACCTAAGGCGACCAAATAAGTATCTTTTCAACATTGGTCTGAACTCTGCGTATCTCTTGGCTGAGTTTAGGATCTCATAGGATATACGCATACGCTTAATATCATCTTCTGCTGTCAACTGAGCAAACCTCATCAGTTTAGACAGAAATGCCATTCTGTATTTTATTGGTAGATAATGCAAGTTCAATCCTAGAAAACCATCATTGTACCTTTCTAATACCAAAACTACTGGAAATTTATCCCAATACGGTAAATCATCTTTTGTTTTTGGATCATAAAAAAAACAATACATCATTCCTATCTTAAACTGATTAGCTTTTCTAAATGTCTCACCTCTAATGGCGGCAGATATTTTATCTGGTCTTTTGATTTCAACAATCTTTTCTTTTAACCAAGCAATAGAATCCTTCGACATGGTTTTAAGGCCTGCCTGTTTCTTTTCTTCTGCTAATGTTGTTAATTTAGATTCCATGTACTATTTAGTTAGAGACCTAAATGGTCTTCCGTTATCACCATGAACTCCCAACCTCGGTCCAATGCATATTCTGTTGCAGCTTTCCATTTAGCCTGATTGATACCCCATGTGGTAACTTCTTGGATATATTGCTTTGTTACTTTTTTCTTTTTTTCAGGTTCTACAGATTGCTTTTTTGGTTTAACTTCAATGATGGTTGTCTTCAATTTATTATCTTTTGTCTTAGATTTAACTATAAAATCTGGGAAATATCTATGTTTTTTGCCATCCACGGGTGATATATAAGGGATTATAAGTTCTTCTGACGCCCATGAAACGATATTTGGGTTTGAATCTAGCCAATACATCACCTTACACTCCCAGGAAGAGCGATAAATAATATTAGTGTAATCACCCACATATTTCTGTGGATATTTGGGAATAAATTTGCCTGAGTATGCCATAAATAGTATGTATAATCTTTTTAGGAAAAATAAATGGCGGCTATTGAAGTATTGACCGTTGAACAAGCTACTGCTCTCAAGACAAATGGTCTATCAACAGGATCAATTGGTCCATTGGCTGTGTTGGATACAGACCCCAATGCTTTTGAAACTGTTCAATATCCACTTAAACTTAGAAGTGTCAATTATCCTCATTATGTTGCATTTACTGTCTACGACATTGTACCACAAAAATTAGATAAATTAGTAACAGAGGTTAAAACCGCCCTAAGTTCAGCTAACAATGCGTCCACTAAATTGCAAGAAAACCCAAATTTAGAAATAAATACCACAGAAGAAGGACCTTTTTCTAGTCTTAAATCTTTTCTTAAATCTGCAAGTGAAGCAATGGATATACAATCCAACAGGACACAAGTTAAAGCATTTATTAATTTGTATATGCCAGATTCTTTAAAAGATAATTATAATCCAGATTATGGTTCAATTAGTATAAGAGATGACCTTGGTCCAATATTAGGTGGAATAAGGTCTGCAGCTTCGATAGCGGGTAATGCTGCAAGTTCTTCAGGAACTGTACTAGACTCTATATCAAACGATCCCTCAACTATTAAATTTTCTGTTGATAAAATAGTAGGATTATTGGGTGGCAGTGGAGGAATAACTGAAGCCTTACTGCAAACACAAGGATACACATCGAATCCTCAACTACAGATGATTTACCGAGGTTCTCAGTTTAGAACTTTTTCTTTGGATTTTTTATTTACACCTGTGTCAGGTCCAGAAGCAGAAGTAGTTAGGAAAATTATATATTTGTTCAAATTTTTTGCGGCTCCTACAGTTGGTGTTGGTGTAGCTACAGCGAAAGAAGCTATGTTTTTAACTCCACCCGCTCTTTTTCAAGTTAAATTTATGAAGAATGGTGTTGAAAATATAAATTTACCAAAATATACAGATTGTGTATTAGATGATATATCTGTCGATTATGCACCTAATGGTTTTGCTGCACATAGTGGAGACGAATCGGGCCAAGGTGCTGGTGCGCCAGTTCAAACACATCTAACACTAACTTTCCAAGAAGTTGAGATTTTAGATAGGAAAAGACTGAGAGATGGATTTCAAGGTGGAGAGGCAGGATTAAGATAATGAAATATTTTGAAACTCTACCTAAAATATCAAGTATCGATTACAGCGGAAATAAGATATTGTTGACCAATCTTATGGTCAGGTCTGAAATTGTACCTAGCTTGTTGAAGAATCCTTTGTTGTTCTATTCATATAATGTGAAAGATAGTGATTCACCTGAAATAATTGCAAGTAAGTACTACGAAGATCCATATCGTTACTGGATTGTTCTGTTCGCTAATCAAATCATTGACCCACAATGGGATTGGCCAATGAATTCTAATTTATTCACCACTTATATTAAAAATAAGTATACTCCAGATTGTGCAACATTTTATAACATTCCAGAAAGTTCAGTAACATCTGCTCAAATTTTATCTTATACTCAAGGCCAGATAAAATACTATGTTAAATCTGTTAAAACAATAGACAACAGTACAAACAAGGCAAACATATTAAATTATCATGTTAGTCTTGATGAATATCTGACTATACAAGAAGATACAATTGTAAGAACTTTTACAACTGGTGCTCAAGTAACACAAATAGTTAGTAAGTATACAGAAACAATTTATGATTATGAATTGAATCTAAACGAATCTCGTAGGTCAATTTACTTGGTTAACGCAAAATATGTTTCTGAATTTGAATTGCAGTTTTATAATTTGATGAAAATGTGACATGGCAAACAATTTAAGATATCCAGGTAATTTTCAATTAATTAGTATAGTTGTTCATTCAGCCACTAGTGATATTGATTTGTCTTTTAATTTTATAGAAATATCTTATAATGAGGATCTGTTTAATAACACGGCTTCCGGTTATGTAATGATTAAAGATTCCATAGACTTAGCAAATAGTTTAAGTATGTCTGGTAATGAATTCATTCATTTACATTTTGGTCAAGCTGATGATACCACAAACATCATTAAAAAGAGTTTTCGCATTTTTACAATAAGTAAAAGAGAATCTTTGAATGAAGGAAATACAGAAACATATTCAATCTACTTTTGTTCTGAAGAATTGTTTCTTTCTGAACAATATAAAATAAGTAAGTCTTATAAAAATTCAGATATAACGACAAACATAAAAGATATATTAAAGACATATCTACAGGTGCCAGATAATAGAATGGGGCAAATAGATAATACATATGGTGTTTATGATTTCATAGTTCCATTTTTAAAACCTTTTGATGCTATCAATTGGTTGGCTACATATGCAAGACCAGGAGCTTTTGGATCTATTACTATGGTTGGTGCTGATATGTTATTTTATGAGAATAAATTTGGATATAATTTTAGGTCTTTACAAAATTTGTATGAACAAAGTCCAATGAGAGAATATAATTATTCTCCTAGGAATTTAAATGTTGTCGATATGCCATACAATTTATACAATGCACTTTCATATGAAATAATGGATTCTTTTGATACATTAGCTGGTGTAAATCAAGGTATGTTTGCAAATCGTTTATTGTCGGTTGATCCTTTATTAAGAAGATATAAAGTAACAGATTTCAGTTACGCAGATTATAATAACAAAGTTGAAAAATTAAACAATTGGCCAATAACTAACAATTACAAAAATCGCAACGGTGATACTTTATATCAAACACCAGAAGCATCTTTTAAAATGATTTTTGCAAATTCAAATCAAAACGATTATGCTGTCATAAAAAATAAACCAGGTTCAGTTGCGCGTGATATTTTTGCAGAGACCTACATACCGAATAGAACTGCACAAATACCTTTGGCAAATTATAATAGAATGAAAATTTCAGTTTGGGGTGATCCAGCATTGACTGTTGGATCTGTTATTAAATTTAATTTACTTTCAAAAGATCCAGTTAGACAAGCTAAAGGCTTAGATGATTTCTATTCAGGAAATTATTTGGTTACTGCGGTGAGACACATTTTGGATCAATTTAAATATAGAACTATTTTGGAAATATGTAAAGAGAGTGTTCCTAATCTATATGCTGATCCTAATAATGGTTCTGTTGGTTGGAGTAATGCGGTTAAAGGAGTTATATAATGTCAAAGGCGACCACTAATTTTGCAGGTTTGAATGGATTTGTTTGGTGGATGGGTGTTGTTAAAAATAGAGCTGATC